CTTGCACTGGCATGCCCACTGCTCCGCGACCGCCGTACTGCATGGCTTGCACTGGCATGCCCACTGCTCCGCGACCGCCGTACTGTTTATTTATGCCGCCGCTCTGCAGCCGCGCTAACATGCTGGCGAAATCATCCGGCAGTTGGGGAGTGGTCACGTTGGGTTGCGGCTGCAAGCCCAGTGGGGGCGCATGTTGACCCGCTGTGTTTGCCTGTGGTGGCGTAATGCCAGCCATGATGGCCTCAAGCACGCCAGGTAGCGCCTCGCGTTGGCGCTCCGAATAACCCAGTGGACGAATGCCCGCACGGTTCATCAGGCCGCCAGCAAGGCGACCGTACATGTTGCCGCCCTCAAAGCGATTACCTGACGTATTAAACCCGCCGCCATCAACCATATCGCGCGCAAACCCCATTGGGCCGGTTCGCATGTCTGGCTCGCCGCGATCACGGGAGCCGCTTGGCCGGAATACGGTGTTCGCTGCAGACGAGACAATGCCGCCGCCCTCAAAGCGTGGGCCAGACTGTCCAGAGCCGCCGCCGTCAAACATATCTCGCAGCGCGGATACAGATTTGCCGTCGTCGCCGTCGTATCCAAAGCCGAACATGGGTGTCTCCAAAAATATTGCGTCTATTTAACGAAACCATACACGAATTAAGCCTTCGCGGCAACGTCAGGCGATGCCCTTTAGATTTCGCCGAACAGGTTGCGCCCACTGGCCAGATTTGCCGCCCATCGCCGTGATCGCGTCGGCAGCCAACGTCAAGCAGACGGCGTCGGCGAGGTCGGGCGACGACAGCCCGCGCCGACGCATCTCGTCCTTGCTTTCAGCCTTCATCTTGCCATTGCTAGCGAAACTGTAGCGGATCGCGGTCAACTCGGCGATCAGTTGGTCGTCGTTCGGCAGCTTGGACCCGCGCTGCTCAAGCCAGCCGCGCATCTTAAACCACAATTCGGCGCGCAAGTTGGTATACATCTCGCCCATCGACGGGCTTTCGGCCACGTTTACGCCTCGCACCGGCAAATTCAGCTCCCGCAGGCGGTCAACGACGCCAGAACCCATGCCGATCACGTCAACTAAGATTTGCTGTGGCCGCAAGTGCGCCGGAAGGCCGTCATACTCAGCCTTAACTCGGCCCACGGTCTGCATTAGGTCAAGTCCCTGCCAACTGCTGACTTCGTGGATGACTTCGCCGCGTTTCTTCGCCAGCGCCGTCTTGTCGGATCCAAATCGAGCCACATCCAGACCCCAGACCGCCGCAGCGTTGTCGTCAATCTCAATATCACGGTGAATGGCGCTCTCAGCAAGATGAAACGGAATAATCGTGTCGTCATCAGCCAGAGGAAATTCGCCCAAGACGCGGATTCGGAAGGCATTGCTGTCCTCGCCGTACCTGAGTTTCATTTCCTCGACAAAGTCATCACTAACCAGCGGGCTGGATACGCACGACCAGCGCCGTGTCCAGTAGCTGCCAGCGAGCCGCGTCTGGCTCTCAAAAAACGTGCCGCTTGATCGCGTCGGGTTGGACAGCATGATCGTGACGGCGTTGTGGCCAGACATTGAACCGGCGGCAGCCTCGAAAACCTTTTCAGGCACACCAGACGCCTCGTCAACGACCAGCATCACGTTGTCAGAGTGAACCCCGGCCAGTGCCTCCGGTGTCTCGGCCCGCGACGTCCGCGCGGAGATAAATGCCTCGGACGGGGCAGCCGCAAGCTCAATGCGGTCAGACTTGACCGTCAGCATCTGGTTGATCGCGGGGGGCAATTCGTTGACCCAGCGCTTCAACTCAGCAAACAGCGCGTCAAATAGCTGGCCAGACGTCGGCGCGGTCACGACGACCTTGTTGGGAAAGCGCAACAGCATAAACCAAAGCATCGCCCATGACGCCGCCGTAGACTTGCCCGTGCCGTGGCCAGAGCGAATGCTGATCTTGCGCTCGCCGCTGGCCAGTGCCTCCAGAAATTCAATCTGGTACGGCAGAGGCTCAACGCCCAGCATCTCGCGCACAAATTTGACGGGGTCGCTGTAATACGCCCGCGCAAATTCTTCCAGAGGGTTTGCGTCAGTCTTCGTCATGTTCAATCTCCGCCGCGACTGGCGTCACATTCAGCATCTCGCGGCTAATTTTCTTCAACGCACCCAAATGCAGCTCGCCGATGTTGACGACAATTTCATCCTTCTTCTGCGCGAAGCGATCCGGGTTGTTCAAGGCTGTAAGCCATTTGCGTACATTAACGCGCTCCTTGGCAAGTTGCACGTCCTGCGACGACAGCTCAGGCTTGTCCGTCAGGTCATCCAAGATGCCCATGCTGTCTTCGGCCATCAGGTCAGCCTGAATGTGGCGCGCCTCATGCAACGCCGCCCGGTATTCTGGCGTGCCATTGATGATGCGGGACGTGAACGACGGGCTGTATCCCACGATAACTGCCAGCGCCTTCATCGTGCCGCCGCCGCCGATATGCTCAATCAGGTAGTCAGTGCCGCCCAAGTCGGTCATCTTTTTCAACAATATCTTGCGCGCTGGTCTGCCGGGCATGTGCGATCCTGTCCAGATTATGTAAAATTTTTTTGACTATAGCGCGGATTTTTATGAAGGCATAGGGGGGGCGGGGGGCCGGCTTATAGGAGAAAGTGGGTGCAAATGGGTGTGCCGTGTGTGCGTTTAGGGGACATTGACAACCGCACCCCGCGATCTAATGGCATGGGGGGGGTCTGGCGGGCATTGGTTCGATGCCTACAGCAGGCACCAAACCGCTACCAAATAATGCAATGATTACAGTACGTTAGCAGTATGTGCAAAAATGTGGACCGCTTTGTGGACCGCTTTGTGGACCGCTTTTGCATAATGCTGCACCTGCATCAGTCCAGTTTCTGCACCTGCATCAGTCCAGATGTTGACAAAAGTATGAACATGGCTCATCCTACGCGCGAAGCTGCGGCTCGGCCGGTATGCCCGCTGCGCCCGCTCCAACGTTACGCTGACGTACTGTCGAGCCGCAGCTTAGTTCATTCTAGCCTTATAAGTCAGCGACTGCAGCGCCAGTGTCAGCCCCACGACGACCTCCTGTCGCGTGATGCCGTCGTCTTCCAGCATCTCAGCCACCTCAATCATTGCGTCCGCTATTTCCTCGGCCAACTCACGATCAACGCCGCTGCCGTCAATGTAGATGTCAGTCGTCATAGTTCAGCCCTCGGTTGCAGTTGCGCCAGCACGCTCGCATGTGGGCCGACGCAGGTCAATGAATGTCACCGCCGTCCCACTGGATCATGCCGCCGCTGCCCTGTCGTATTGCCACGACGCGCGCATCTGGGAACGACGTCGTCACCTCCGCCATCATGCTCTCCAGCCGCCCACTGAGCGCCGCCGCGACGTCTGACATATGCCACACCACCCAGCTTGGATGTTGACGCCTGACGGCCCGCATATCGCCGCTGGCAATGAATGCGTACACAGTGTCGCCGCGCTGCACCAAGTGGCCGTCGATCTGTGGCGGCTTATGACCGGCAGCCGACGCCGTCTGAGCCATGACTTCGAGTGCCTTGCACAGGCTGGCCGACGTGGCCGCGACCTGATCGTGGTCACCCGCAATCATCTGCCCGTCCAGCTCATTCTTGAGTTGCTGATAGCGCACGGCGAACGCGGGCGGCACGCAGCCGACCAGCGTGTCGCCCCAGACGCTGACCGACGCTTGAGACGCGGCAACGTAAGGCGCGACCGCCGCAGCCACCAGATGGCTGTACGGCTTGTCGTAGCTTGAGTTTGAGCCAACCTTGAACGTACCCCGTTCAGCCATCGCCTTCTTTGCTGCCGCCGACTTGGGTGCGGCCTTTCTTGGTTTAGCCATTGCGCCCTGTACCCCCGTGAGATTTAGCATTTTGCTGCAGGCAGTGCGCCGCCCACTCGGCCTCCGACCACTGCAACTTCTCAGCAGCCAGCCGCTCGCACACAACCATCGCCGCTATGTAATCCTCAACATCGATTTGCGTTATCGACCTGCCCGCCTTGATCGGCTCATGCTCGCGCTGCGATTTCTTTGCATCTACCATCGTGTCCTGCCTTATGATTTTTCGGTGAATATGAATTATGAAATGCCCTATAGGCAATTTCATATTTTCATATATGTATTCCGTTTGTATGAAACTGTATGAAACTGTATGAAACCTACCATGTAACCCATTGAAAACAAACAAACCGCCATTTTCCTACAAATTCATAGTTGTATGAAAACGGGTCGGCTCAAAAAGGGCGTTTTCATACAACTTTTCATACAACTTTTACCGCCTCAAACTTGCGTGGGAACGCCTGCAATTCATATTTAATGCTGCTAATAGCATCCCTTTTGAATGAGCGGCTTCCGGTAATAAAGACGTACCTGTGCTTCCTTGATCTTGGCTTTAAGTAAAAGTCGTCACCATATTTCTCCCGCATTAGTTTTGATCTGTTTTTATGGCCTCTAAATTCGTCAGCTATGGTTTGCCCATGCAAATGCTCCTTGCCGCGAACCGCCCAATCCGTCCTCTTTGCAGACAGCCCCGTGTATAGAAAATTACACGCTTGGTACACCGTACCCATATGGCCTTGGCTTATGTCTGCATAACTTATGACAATATAATCCCCAGCAAGCGCTTTCAGGCTCGCGGCAACTAGCCATGAGGCATCATTTCTGGCGTTGCCCTTCAAGCACAGCCTATTTAATTCAAGCACATGTTCAGCCATGTCGGGGCCAGCCAATCCAATTCGCAGCGTCGCACTTGCTGGCTTCCCATAGGTCACAATTCCCTCTATATCTCCATCGATATCCAGCGCGTATGCCTTAGATACGCTTGGGAACCGGCCAGCATAATGAATATCCAGAATAAATGGCGCAACGTCCTGCCGCGTTGCCGCAAGCAGTCGTCTAGTTCTCTGTTTCAAATCGTTCATACAACTTCTCCCGCCTCAAACTTGATTAAAATCCAATTGTATCGTCTGCCTGACCAGTGCGAGACGCGCGCATAATTTGGATGGCATACGCTGCGATTGGGGCTGACTGGGCGCTGCCCGCACTCCCACCGCCGTATAGACCTGCCGCCATTCTGGCCCATGCCCCATTCGGCGGCAAGCCCGCCCTG